AAGGTTACCTGTAATATCTATCCCAGTACTTTCTACAACTAAAATATCATCCCCATCTATTTTGAGATTCGTCGTAGTATCGCTATCAATTACAAGAGGATTACCGTCTACCGCGCTCCACTCAATCATCTTATCATAATTTGCAATCGGGTTTTCTTCTGTTGCACTCGCCCAATAGAAACCACCACTTGCGTGAGTGAGTTTTTTTGAGCTTGAAGAATAATCTGTAAAGAATGTACTCAAATCTGATTCGGTAAGTTCAAGATTAAGACCGATAAGAAAGAATCCGGTAGCGGTTTCATCCTCAGTTGTTGTATTGATGATCTTTAGCTGCGATTCTGAACCAATACCTACAGAAAAGTTTCCACGTTCAAAGTCCCAAAAGTTGAAGGTGGGATTTGTTTTAGATCGTATAACACCGGCAACGGCTCCCCCATCAATCTCAAAGGGGCGCTCATCTAACTGCCAGTTTGTCCAATTGATACCAGGATTTTGATAGAGGGCTTTCACTTCATTTGCAGTAAGCGCACGATCGTACACGCGAATGTCATCCAGCGAGCCGTCGAAATCAAGTGACCCTGCGCGATTCCCAATGTCGCCGGTAGCGTCAAATGACGTGTAGATGTCGGCGTGGGTGTCTTCGTCTGCCGGCTCGCCGTTACAGTAGATGCGCGTGGTCGTGCCATCCTGCACCCCGACAACGTGCGTCCACGTAGACGCGGTCCATTCAGCTCCTTGTGTGGTTGAAGTTCTGGAAGTCAGGCCATCGGCTGCCTGGGAGTAAAAGATTATCCTATCGTCATCAGCGGCGATGTAGCAACCACGCCCCGCCTCCCCGTCTTGGGACACGAGCGTTCGGTCCTGCGCCACACCCTTCGTCGCCTTGAACCACAAGATAAACGACGCATCACCAGCAGGTAGCCCGCTTGCGATCTGCGCATCGTTGGTACCACTGAACGTCAATGCCTTACCCGCAACACCCGTACATGATGTAGCGCCAGTTAGGCTAATTGTATTTTTACCAACAATATCTGTTGTATAGGTATCAACCCCCTCATCTAGAGGAGCATAAAATACAAGATTGTCATTATTCGGATAATCTGGTATATCCGTTATGTTGTTATACCCACTACTACCAGAAGTAAACAATACTGAACCCCGAAATACAAACCCCTCGGTATCCGTTTTGAAGTAGTGGTAATTGTCTATGCCGATCTTCTTTTCTAACTTGAAAGAACCATCGTTTTTGAACCACACCGGCCACGCATCACGAGCGGATGATTGTCCTGAAAGATAAAATGCAATCTTGTCCTTATCGATAAGAACTTCATTACTGGAAAATGTACCACTGTATTCAGTATCAAGATCAATCGCCGTTTCATCCATCTTTGAGGCTTCAACACGCCGAATCATCTGTCCACGATAGTTTAAGCCCTTTCGTACTTTAGAAAGTGCCTCTGCATCAATTTCTTCAACTTGTAGATAATCAATAGCGTATTGTCCGGAAGAAGATGTCGTATTAAAACGAAGAATGGGGCGAATATAGCGAAGATCATCGTGTGCTACTTCGGGGTCTGTAGGATCAGAGTGTACCGTTCCATCGGGCGTACCGACTCCTTGAACAAGATTGCCATTGTCATCATAGGTAGCCCCAATATATCCGATATACTCTGTCCATTCACCTGTTGTCGGATTTACATCTTCCGCTGAAATGCTATAAAAGGGTGAGATGGACGTACTTCCTGATGAACTTACCCAATCCGAATCAGAGCTATTTCTTCCGATAATGCCAATACTTGCTCTTCCCGTCCCGCTAACTCTTTTGATGCGGGCTCTTAATCGATATAGTTTGTTCGGATCATAAGGAATGGAGTTTTTCCAGGCAATGGTTGCTTCATCATTCCCGGAGTTGTCGCCGATCGTGAGTTGCCACCCTCCAGCAATTGCTGTCCCTGTTTGTTCGGAAGCAAACATGGTACTTCCATACGTACCACTCACTTGTTGCCACCTGCCTAACACAAGGCCGGCACTTGTATAATCGGCTACGTACCGTTTGTAGATCGTGTTCCCATAGCTATCGGTAACGTCTTCTGTGTTGTATTGTACAAGATCGGTACCATCTTCCGTCTTCGCTTGATTCTCAAAAGAGTCTGCCCAAATTCCAGTGGTGCGCGCCCATGTTGGTAGCCCCTCAATCTCCCCAACACTTATCGCTCGATATTCTCCATTCATTGCAAGGGATCGCTGTGTAACAAACCCCACCCGATCAATGCGTGCAATAGATGAGGTTGCTGTAGTTGTCCCCCAAGGTCCTGTACTTCCAAGTTTCGTTACTACCCGAACACGAATGATAAACGTTCGCCCTTCAATCGGAACAGAAGCTGATCCATCGGAATATCCAATTATGTTTTCCCATATGAAACTATTTTCTCGAACAACAGTGGTGGTCCGTCCCACAGGAGAAGCCCAAGTAACAAACTCATCGGTAAACAGTGTATTGTCTGTATCAATTTCTAACGCATGATAGCTATCTCCTCCATCATCACTTGCTTGCAACTCGTAGTAGTTGAAACTGGTGAGATTCATTTGGGCTGTCCACTCAAGGGATATTGAATCTACTCCGGGTGTTGCATAAAAGTTTGAAATCGTATTGATAGTTGTGGTTATTTCTTGTCCATCTACCGTACCATCAAACCCGGTGAGTTGCTCATACTGAGTTTTTGCACGTTCAAGATTTTCTTCTACGTTTTTTTGATCAAGCGATAAACTTGAGGAGTAGCTTTGTATGGTATCCCATAGCCCTACGCGAATTGTTGGAGTTGTTAGTGATACAAGGAGGCCATCCTCCCCATAGAGAAACGCATAGAATGAGTTGATAGTCTTCGTGTAGGAGGTAACGGCGGTTTGTACGTAAGGAAAGTTTGTTGTATATCCGCTTGCTTGGTCTACTAAATCATCATAGGCCGCCTTGAAGTTTGCATACTCTTGTACAAGGGCTTGTTTCTCACCGATTGTAAGGGTATCCCCGCTATAGATCACCTCTACACGTCTGAATGCCGTTTCCGGTTCTACAACTGAGGTAGATCGAATGAGGTTAGACCAACTGCCGGGATTGAATGGTGAAAGGTAGTCTTCAACCGCTACATAGATGCTATCCTCAAGAAAGGTGAAATCGGAGTACGTCCCGGTATAAGCAATATCAGAACTCGGTATGAATACGTCCCCCTTCTCAAAATTATTCTGAATCGTCTGTGTAAGGCGCTGTGTTCGCTTTGTGGATGAATCCGAATACGTAAATTCTAAACTTGCCCATTCTGCATTATCCCACTCCGAAACAGAGTTTCCAATTGCTTTGTACACTCCAGTGTAGAATGTCTTGGTGTAATCCCCGTAGGTTGGGGCGGCAAGTTCAACACCCTCCTCAAAGATCATAAGATCATCTACCGCATAGGCAGTAGGAAGACTTCCTGTATCTGAATACACAAATATCGTCTTGACGTTATTCGTTGAGGGGGAAACAATGAATCGAAGACTTGCATAGGAAAGAAGGCGCCCGGTATACTCTATCCAAGCCGACCCCACCTTTGTATATACCGTTGTTGATTCTACATAGATATCGCCAACATCCGCACTTGAGAGTACTGAAGATCGATTTGCAGAATCCCCATAGTAGAGGTCTACGCTATCAGAACCAACACTCTCAATATACTGGACAAGTTTCCCTAATCCACTATTAAAGGCCGGTTTGTAGGTGTCGCTGTCGAACTGAACACTTCGAGATAGCCCACTATTGTATTTCCCAATTAAGTATTGTCCAAGAGTGCGTTCTTCTCTCAAGTATTTTCTATACTGATCTACACACCAATCGGGATCATGATTTGTGGAAGCCTCCGACATATCCGTCAACAAACCATATATCGGATTATAGAAGCTATCTGTTAGTGTGATGAATCGCTCACGAAGTGCTGTGAAGGCCGGGTTGTCTTGAAGGCTTTCGATCTTTGTACCGAACCGCTCAAGAAGTGTTTTCCGAAGTACAAGAATCTTGTAGTAGCTATTGAGAAGAGTCGTCTTTGTGGCGGTAGATACGGTAGATGTGATGAGAGAATCATAGGTAGTAGCCGAATTGAGTGATAACGTGGTATCTGCATTCCAGGAATTACTTGTTCCCTCATACTGCATTATGGAGTTCGTATCGATCTTCCACCAAAGACTTCCGTCTGTTACCAGTGTATCGGTATCGGCATCTATTGCAGGATCAAGGGAAGAGGGAGAGAAGAAAATAGTTGTAGGGTCACTTCCCGTCCCCACAAGAACGGTATGCGCTTGAGATGCAATGTAGCCTAGGTTTAAGGTAGATACATCGATCTTCTCAAATGGAATTACAACTTCAGAAAGTGGAGAGTATCCGGAGGATATGGAGTAGTTTGAGGTAACGCGATAACGGTATTGATAACAGGATGTAGACTGTACTTCATTGTGTACAACACGTAAAGATGCGGTATTGATGAGGTTTGTCCACGCCCCCCACTCTGGGTAGATCGGAATGGACCATTCCCCATCATCCGAACTCTTCGCCTTTGCCGTTCGATACTCAATCTCATAATACTGTGTTATTGTTTCCGTATCGTCTACACCATCATACTGAATCCCAACGCTTCCACTACTCACATACAACACTGGGTTATCGGTAGGCGTAATGGGGGTAGGGAAGGAAGACGTACTAATGGTTTGTGTAGTCGAAAACTCAGTAAATCCACCCACTCCGTTCAAGCGAATGAGGCGATAATCATACGTTTCGTTAAACAGAGTTTGTTCATCTGTATAATCAGCTTCGGTGTTCTCTAAGATAGCAATCTGTTGATAGACACCGCTTCCCTTCTTTCGGAACACTTGAATCGTATCGTTCGTTACGACAAGAGGGTTCCACCATTCTGAGTTTTCAACGTTGGGAGTGTTTCCTACATTTGAATCTGAAAGGGAAACGTAATTCGTTCCGTCATAGGATACATAATCGCCCTCGCTGTAGGTCGTTTCAATCGCCCACGCTGAAGGGGTTAGTGTGGATTGTGCTATCCAATGCAGGGAAACTGTAGGACGAAATACTCCCGGTTCTGCCTCTACAATGGTTTCTTCGATTGCAGGAGAATCCCATGTGGGGGTGTCAAGAGGATAGTAGGACTCTGCCCGAATGTATGCCTCAATTGCATCACCAATTGCGTTTGTATAGTCAATATCAATGTTGTCATTGTCAACAGGGTCGGGGTATCCCAGATCTCCGGGGGAGATATCGATGTAACCGGGATCACCGGGAGACTTTCCGGCATTTTGCGCCGTTATGTACTCCCCAAACTTAGAGTACGTAACGAACGTCATGTTTCTTTTGATATCACTTCCAATCTGACCCATTGATTGATCCTCTTATGCACACTTACGAATGAATATGAGACTATAGAATGCGGGCCTTATGTCTATAGAACTTCCACCTCCAGTATTCCCTGTTGTCCCACTAATAGTAACAGAAACGGTATGATCGTGTGCTCCGGCAGAAGCGGCAGTTCCGGTAACGTTCAGTGAAGGGAGTTCGTGACTATGTATTCCATTAGAACTTGTTGTTTTTTGCGCTATTTCATTAGCTCTTATTTTGGAGTCTCTCTCAAAAGTTTCCTCCCCCAATCGTCGTTTACTATTGTAATTCCAAGTATGATTGTGCTCTCCATCCTCTAAGGTATGGAGACCACTCGGTGTAGTTCCACTTATACTGTGTCCATGGCCTTTAACTTCAGATGTCGTCGTTGCTGATGATGTACCGCTAAATGAGTGACTATGAGACGGGAGATCAGCGGTAGATAGTGTTTTTGAATCTGATCCGTCTAGACGTTCATTGAATCCTGATCCCGGGGCTATAGTATTTGTTCCCCGTATGAATCGATTCTCTAAGTTTGGTGTTTTACCAGTAGCGTTATTTGCCGCCGTACAAGCCCACCATCCAGGGATTGTAGAATTATCTACCCAACCTACACCGTCAAACATAATAATCGATCCAATTGGCCACGTAGTGATGCTTGCCTCCAAGGCGGTAATATCGCTCTCATTCGTTGCAATGTTTGTAGTGTTTCCATTCGCAATAGTAGCAATTTCGTTGAGGATTTCGGCAATAGATGTGATGATAGTAGACAGTTTAGTGGTTGTTGTATGGGAATAATTGGTAACACCACCGTTCATTGCTTGAGATACGGTACTTCCTGCTATCATGTCATTTAGATTGACTTGTGTTTCCGTAGTCCCAAAGTCAATATGACGTTTCTGTATAACATCATCATCAATACCCGTTGCATTTTTGTAGGCGGTAGCAAGAGTTTGCAAAGCGGATACAATTGTTGCAGATGAAGAAATGGTCCCATCCTTATAGGTAACATCTGTTCCTATCGGAAGAAATGCCCCATGTACTCCGGTATTTCCCGTTGCATTATCTACATGGCGTTGTTTTACCGCATCATTGCCCACACCAGAAAGATTGATAAGACGCGCATAGATGTCTGTTAGCACTTGAGTGACATACGTAGAATCACCGGAAAACACAGATGATGTTCCTCCGATGGGAGCGCTATTGATTGAGTAGCTATCACCAAGAAGAATGGTGTCGGCATCTTTTGATACTGCTTCTCTATCGGTATAATCAAACGTCTCGGATAGCGTAGAGCCGGTGAAACTTCCCTTCCCAACGATAACGTACAAATCGCCGGTAGGGTCTTCCGATGCAATATCCGCTTCCGATTTTGCAATTGCTTCTACAAAGTTCGATTCCTGATTGTGCCACTCAAACCGAAGTACAATGTAGGGGGCGGCGGCTGATATTGAAACGTTGTATGCGTTTTCTGTTTCAACCCGTATTGCTACCGTATCTTCATTTGAGGCATACACAATTGCTGTATAGGCCGATAGTGAAACCGCAGTGTTATCCACCCGAGTAAGAAGGCCACCCTCATAGATACCGGGCTTCATGATCTTCCGGAGAATCTGATTGAACGAAATGCTTGTGGCATCTTGCTTGTAGTCAAATGTGATAGTTTGTGTTCCATCATCAGTTGTGTAGGCTGCCATTATGATCTCCTATCTATAACGAAAAGAAAACTTGCATGATATTTTGAAGAGCTAAGTACAATCCACGGAAATGTACACGTCAAGACCTCTTGATCGGATGAATTGTATATCCTAATAGTGTCTATCGTATGATCGTATGTTGTCCGATACGATAAGTCAATACTGTTTGCATTTCCCGGTGTTACATCCGGGGGAGAAGTGCCGGTTGTGATAACGGTTGAGAAGTCAAGAACTCCCGTACTATAGATGACGGATCCGCACCTCCAATCGGTTTCTACCGTATAGTCCTCGGGGTCTACAAAATTCGAGTAGTAAAGATTCCCATTCCCATCATCCTTAATAGTGCGTACCTCTGATCCAACATCCGTATACGTCATTATGATGCTGTGTGGGGCAACTCCCGGAAAGTCAGCCGTATAGGTAAAATCGTCGTTTGATCCATTTCCCGTACCGGCCGATTCTGTGTTACAACGGTTACCAGGAAACGACACGTTCACAAGATCAAATGTGTCCTCCTCTTCATAAATCTGAGTAGAAGCAAGGGATTGTTTGTAGAATTGATCATCAAGTACACTTTCGAGTACAATGTAGTTGTAAAGGTTGTCCAAGTTCGTCCTACTATCGGCCGTCCAATTTGTGGTGACTTGTGTCGCTACCGATATTGTTGGAATCGTAAACTCACTTTCATCATCCGTACAGTAGGCGGTTACACCGATTCCAGCATGTGGCACTTCTGTCGCCTTTCTTCCGAAGTTCAAGTTATTCAGCGCATACTCAAGATAGGTATCATTCGTAAGATAAGACGTATCTACAACCCTATCCGTCATGAACTCAGCGGCGATATGCTTTGTTGGAGACACTGAGTTTCCAAATAGAGAATAGTCAAGTTCCCACGTAGTAGTATCATCAAGTATCTGATTCCGATCTAATCCGTAAAGTGTGAGAAAACCCTCAAACGACATGAGGGGATACACTTTTGTAAATGGTGCTACTGAAAAGTCGTGCTCCTCAAGAAGCGATAGCACGTTGTTTTGACTGTCATAGTAATTAATCGCCCGATAGAGGGCTCCCTCATCTTGTGAATCATAGAACAGGACATACACGTAGCCTTTTTGAGAGACCTTATTGAACATGTATTCATGGTAGTCCTTTGAGCTCTTCTTGCGTACCTTGAACGTTATGTTCTCAGTTTCCCTTCTAAGATATGAAACTACATCATCCACTCCAATCTCTAAAAGTGAAACATCGACTATAAAACCGAAGTACTCATTGAGGGTACGAAGCTCTGCTATCGTCGTGAGGTTGCGGGGGTTGAACTGATTCTTGTGCGCATCAATTTCCAACTTCAGATTGCTAAGTTCCTCATCCACTATGTCAACAAAGTCACTCCAAAACGGAGAGGCTTGAAGCATCTTTGGAACTCGCTTGATCGTGTTTAGGCTCATCATCTACTCCTCATAGTATTCGGCCGTTATACTAATAGCGTCCTCATTGAAGTATAGAATTTGGTATCGCTTCGTTGGTACAAGATCATCATCTACCGTATCGTATGTGATTTTGATGGTATACTCTTGATAGGGTTCTGATAGACCACTCGCTACCGTCAGTGCAATGGCCCCGGTTGAATAAACAATAGAAGCCCCGGCCGATAGGGTGTATCCGCTTTCCGCTACCAAGTTTCCCGAACCATCATCGGTTGCAATGGTGAATGTATTACTTCCTCGAATTGCATACACTGTTACCGAACCGGTTTCAATCGTTGGGAGGGGAAGGATGTCCGCAATATCATAGGAGGATGATGAGAATTCAGTCAAGCGATAGAATGCAAACTCAGTATTATGGTATCGAACCCCGTCTACCGTATCAATCACTCGATTGTAGTTTGACGCATAGATTGCTTGTTTGAAAAGCAAGTTCTCAATACCGTACTCCTCCATAATGGTTTCCGTTACCGTCGTTACCATTTCCGCAAGGGAGTAGTTCGCATTATCTACATATATTGTAGATTCGGCCGTTACATAGATAAACTCAACATTCTCAAAACTCACAACATCCGTTGGGGACTTCAATTCCCTCATCGCTTCTATGAGCGTTGTTTTGTAGTCGTCTCTATCGCTTCCATCGGCATTCTTTAGGAAATCGATAGGAGTACTTCCCGGTGTAATCGCGGCAATGTAGATTAAATTCTCATCCGCCGCAATATACTCCCACGGATCGTTCCCGGCATCTAAGTTCTGCTCATAGGCTCCCCACACGACAGCTTTTCCAATAAAGTCAAACTCACTTTCCAAAAACACTTTGTAGTCCGGCACCGATACAAGGCGATCACCACTCTGGAAGGTGAATGTACCGTTACGACGGATAGACTCAATGTCCTCATTCCCCTTTCCACCGGCAATCGTATTGTAATTCCACGTATACATCGGTACGACACTTCCCGTTACGTCCGATATCGTTGTAGAAATCCCCGTGATCCCTCCAAGGGTGGAAATGTTCCCAAGTGCGCCATCCGTCTTGATCCAGTAGATGGAAATAGTGTTTCCGCTATTCGGCTTCTTACCGGTAATGTTGTCACCAAACCGAAAGTATACACCCTCGAAATTGGGGTGGAGAATTGTTTGGAATTTCGTATCCGTCGCTTCAGCATTCCGTAGATTGTCAATCTCTGTCCATTTTACTCCATTCACGTAGACTTCATACACATTCTCTTCTATACTTCCATCTTCAATATACACTTCTTCAAATGTGTCACCCGTAGCGGTAGCGGTGTATAGTTGTGGAGTCCCTTGCACTACATTTACACTTGTATAATCTTGAGAAGCGAGAAGGGTAACGGCCTCAACACCAGTATAGGTAAGGCCGTTACTTCCGGTAAATTGACACCATTTTGGAATTCCGATGTTTGAAGTATGGAAGGTACGCACTCTCGTCCAGTTCGTAGCGGTGCTTGATGGTTCTTCCGTTACCTCATCACTTGTACACTTCCATATTTTGTTGTTGTGTCTCACATAGTCGTCTTCATTATATGCTTCATACTCCAACCAAGGGTCTGAAAATGCAAGCTCATTACTTGAAACTTGAACAACCCCGGTAGCCCCCACTTTTCGATGAGGCTGATACCCCAACATAATCGATTGATTCACAAGAGAAGATACATTTCGTGCAAGGTCCCATTTTGATTCTCGCAAGAGATACTCATCATAGCGGGCAAGTTCGGCGATCTCTTCGGCAACCGTTTCAATCATCTTTACATTTACTGAAATTGGAAGTACATTCTTCCAAGAAGCCCGCTTTTTGAGATTCGTTATCATTCGTGATCGAATGGACTCATAGTCAAAATCCATAGTATACTCCTATCTAATCTATCGCTCGTATCGATTCGTCAATTGTGGCCCTCAATCCGAGGTTAGGGGCGGTTACGTCAAGTTCAATGTTCCACATTCGCTTTTGTTCATTGATAGAGATGATGATTGAATTTACGTTTACCGTAATAGGAAAATCATGTCGAAGACCATAGAGAATTCGTTCTTGTACCTCAGAAGCGCCATCCTCATTTAGTGGAGCACTAAGCGCACTAAAAGCGTACCCGCCTCTTGGTTCTCCTCCAATGAAGTCGCCGTTGAACGATCCAATCCAAAGAAGAAGGGCAGTACGAAGCGCATCCCCTTCATATCGCTCCTGAAGATGCCCGTTTCGTACCGTTCCATCTATTGTAGAGTCAAAATACTGTACATCGCTCTTTAGATTTGCCATTAGCTTGTTTTCACCTTTGTTGCTTCCATGTTCGCTTTCTGTGTTTCATAGTTCGGATTAAATGTGAGATTTATGTGTGTCGGATTTACCGTACCTGTCATTCCTGATAATGGATCAATATGAATTCTGCTATCTAAGTTTGCAAAGAGAAAGGTGAGAATCTGTACAAGGTCTGCATAGGTAACAAGAGACTTTGCGCTTCCTCCAATGTCTACCGTTCCAGTACCGGGATCAATTGTAATTCCACCGGACGTACCAAGCTCGATAGAATTGGTATCATTATACAGCTTGATCTTGTCCTTCGCATATCCGATGATACCACCGTTTCCATCGAATATAACGTAGCTACCGGTATTGTGATAGATACCGGTTACTCCGGTATTCACGTTGTGAAAGTGAATCGTTCCATCGGTATAACGGGTAAGGCGCAAGTCCTTGTAGTTTCCAACAGACGCATCGGTAATGTTTGAGAGGTCGGTTTCTGTATTAGTAAAGTCAACCTTCTGATCGAAGAACACCCCGGATATGTACCACCCATGCTGAAACGTTTCATCTTGAAAGTAACACCATACGGTGCTTCCAACCTCAAGGGGGGCGGTTTGAAATGAACCTCCATCTACCGATCCTCCAAGAAAGGGAACAAGCCAAGGAAGATCAGCGGTTTGTACACCTTGCATTTCGGGAATGAGGCGCACCTGTAGCCGCCCCTTCTTATTAGAGTCGTCATTATCTTCTACTTTCCCAAAGTAAAGATTGAGATTCATCATACCATTTTCCTTCCAACCGGAGTAGAGCGATCAACACCCTCTGCATTCTTTCGACATAGGAGGAGTTTCGTAACAGGTGTGACCGTTTCCCCATCCCAAAGATGCTCACTCATCTCTACAAGATATACTCCCGATACACGAGTAGACGTTGTTCCTCCACCCGTTCGGTGTACCGCCGTCATCTTAATAGTGTGGCCGGAAAAAATAGTTGGTTCAAAGGGAATCACAACAAGATGACGATCTTGAAACAACGTATCCCGAGTTTGAAAGAGGGCTTTTCCCCTCTCATTCGGTCCTTGTGTTGTTCCCCACAAGAACTGAGGGTAGGAGGTAACAGACGTATCGGTTTTGTTTGCTACAAGATTTACCCCCCGCGTAACGGGAATTGAATTAGAGGTGGCAATGTCAATGTTGTTTACACTCCCGGAGGAATCAAGGGCTACCACTTTTGTATTGTCATGTTTAAGATATGATGTATATGACTCCCCCCATGATGATATGCTAATCACTCGCATTCCTATCTGATTGGTTGAGGGAGAAACGTATAGTTCTTGCGAGGGCCGCTCTTGAAGCATATTCCCAAAGCTACGAAAGTGAAATTGATTCTTTAGATCGATGAAAGCAAAGTATGGCGTCTCACTTGAAGTAGAAGAGTACGCGATAGGGATTGCCACTTCTTGAATGAATCGAGCTTTCGTCTTGTTCCCTTGATACCACGTTCCGGTATTACTTGTTGTTTCAATGTTTGTTCTACTGAATGAATAGAAGGAAACCATATCGGATACCACTTTTGATAGCGCACCCTTGTACGTTCCGGTAGCCGTCTCTTGTTGTGAGGACCATTCATGAAGCATCTGAAAGTCAATGATCCCAGAATAGGTGTGCGGATTTTCTTCGTTTCGGACAAAGTTTTCTTGGTTTACGACAAAATTGAGGGACGGATCACCAACAGAATCCCCTCCCTTTCGTCCATATTCTACCCCCATCCACTTAATTCCGGGAACGGTTGCAAGCGTCTCATAAAGGTCTCCCGATTTGTCTTTCACTTGTACGGATGCTCTCGGATAGAATGAATGGATAGAATCAATGAGGGAGAAGGATAGCCATCCCGGAGGAAAGTTGAAATCCGTAATACGATCTATATTCGCCTTTAGATACGTTCCCTCCGTTAGATTGATCATACATCATCCTGTTTCCACTTTTGAATAAACGAATCTAAAGCGGCTTTCGTTGGGACAATGAGGGGCTCACCCACAACCATCTCACTTCTGTGTGCAATTCCATTGAAATCAAGAACAAGATCGGCATAGGCCATACTCCCATACGCCTTTGCGGCAAACAGATCAAACCGATCGATAAGAAGAGATGTTATGGTAACTTGATTTGTACTATCTGGAATGTCATCGGAATATCGGGTTGAGAGAATGTCATAATAGAAGTCTCCGCCCACTCCATCTCGAGTAGACTTTTTCATAAATTGGTATCTCATTATGTATGCCCCCTAACAGTCTCGGTTCCCCCCTTTTGTTGTATACCAAGCATGGAGTCTATCATGTTTGTTGTTGCTACCGTTAGTGTAGATATCCCAATCTGTACAGACGCCGATACTGGATATCCATCATCGGTAAGAGTCTCGCTAAACGTTGGTTCTACCGATGAAATGAAGCAATCCTCAAGGCGTAGAAATTTTCCCATTCTAACGGTAATGAATGATTCCTTACTCCCAAAGTCTACTTTTTGTATTGCATCTCCCTCAAACACTGCGCTTACTAAATCATCCATTGAAGGGCCGGGTGCAATTAGTTTCGTAAGCCTCTCAAAAATAGTTTTATCTTTTGTGGATTCAGTTGGAAGAACAAGCTTCATCAGTCTTGATACGGGGATAATCACTTCTTTCTTTACATCATAGATGTCCGCCATTCCGAGAAAGAACGTTACCGAAATGTTAAATGCAATTGGTTCACTGTATTTCCAAACTTGAAACGTTGCATACTTCGTTTGAAATGACAAGTTCCATTTTGAGGGATTGATAAGGGAAGCATCTTCAGACTCCTCACCCCGAAAAGCCCCTATTAGTGATCCGAAAGTATTTATAGCATTTGCTAAATCGGAAGCCCCTTCTTGTATCGATTGAAATGGTGCATCCCATTGCGACGATGCCCGAACGCTAAGGGCGTCCTCCATGTACATCTGTATTCCCGTTCCACTAAGAACGTCTACCCCCCCCTTTTGGATGATAATGGTCTGATTGCTCATTTACAAAACCTCCATGGTGAGAGAGCGAGCAACATTCATCGGATTGAATCGGCTTGTATAGTTGTTCTGCACCATTGTTCCCGATTTTGTTTTCTTCATGTCTTCCCGAAGCCCCCGTATCTCATCTACTACCGTAGACCCCCCACTGCCGGTTGTCCCCATGATAGTCGCAAGAGCAGCAACGGTTGTTCTCTCAGCTTCTTGCATTGAGGTATCAATATCCTTCAATCCTATAATAGTGTCATTGGGGTGAGTACTTATCACTTCCCCATTCGGACGAAGGATGAAGTCATTCTCATTTCTAAAGTTGTATCCAGTTGATTCACCGAATACAGTTTGAAACCCTTCAGCAAAACGTTGGAGGGCTGGGATAACAGGATTAAGGATGTTCCTCGATCTAGTTAAACCCCCCCAGTATTGCCTAACAAGTGATATATCGAAGGCTTCTGCCGCAAGAGCTTCAATTAGCTCCGGGTCTTCACTAATTCCGTTGCTTCTACCTCGCTTAAAATCAATAATCGCTGAGAGTGCCTCCAATCTTGCAGTGTCTGCTCCTTCTCGTATTCTATCGGAGTGCCCACTTTCTGTAAAGTGCTGAAGGAATGACTCGATTGCGAGTGCTTCTTGTTCTGTGATGTCTAATAAGTCCCCCGATTCTATTTTCGATGCTAAAGGCTCCATAATGGGGGACATGGCTTCCAGTCTTTCAGTGTAGCTCTTAGCGTTAAAAATCCATAATGGGGGACATGGCTTCCAGTCTTTCAGTGTAGCTCTTAGCGTTAAAAACCTCTCTTCCTATTGCCTTTCCTACAACCCCAAAAATTGCCCCCGCTAATAGTGCAATAGCAAGGGGGACAAACCCAGTAGCCCCAACCGCTAAGGCTGCTATAATTGTTCCACCAGCCCCTATACCAAACCCCGCTAATGCTCCTGTTACCTCTTGCCTTGTCGACATTCCGAGAAATGAGGTGTCACTCGTCACACCCTCTACAATGGCATCGCCATCAGTTTTATTGAGTACACGCATGATACCACGATAGGCCCATCCGATTACCGCACCGATAATGGTACCAAGAATCGCACCGGGAACACTACCGACAAGTGAGCCAATTGCACCACCAATCATTGGAAATCCGATTGTCCCAAGTAAGCCCGAAAATATGCTCATTATTTTCGCATTCCCAAATATCCCACTAACGATTCTACCAAGAGAGATGCCCCCAAGCCACTCTTTTGACCCCTCTCCCTTAAAGAATGTCCATATAGCGCCGATACCCGCACCAACAAGGCTGCCAACAATAAATCCAACAGGGCCGGGAAGAACAAAGGCGCCTATTGCCATTCCGATACCGAGACCAGTTGCTATATTTGAGAATAACTCTTCAAAATTCACATTCCGAAAGAATGATCCAATTGCATCCCTTCCTTCCTTTAACCAAGCGGGAAGGAGTCCGGTTGCGGATAGGTAATTCATCAGAACGTTTGTAACACCACCCATCAAAGCACCAACAACCGCACCTACAGGGCCACCCGTTATGAGTCCTCGTATCGCTCCCGATTTCGCCCCCTTAAGGAAGTTTCCAAGAATACTTTGCCACCCAACTTCCGCAAAATACTCAGGAATTCCTCCAACCGCATTCTCTATCCACTGTCCGATTGTAGTATCACGTGCTCGTGAAATAAAGTCTCGAATTGAGTCTATTGATCCCTGAATGAACTCCGCAACAATCATCCCAACAGGAGTAGCCCGTAGCCCCTCTGTGCGCTCCCCAACCGCCTCTCTCCATTCACCGGAGGTTATATACGTCCGTATTTTATCTCCCATTCCCTCAACCGCTTGTCCTAAGCGTGATTCTTGTAGAGAAGCAATTGCAGAGTTTACTACACCCCGCGTTACATTCCAGAATCCGCCGTTCTTGTATAAGTATAGGCCGATATTGAATCGTATATCACGAAACCTATCTCCAATACTTCCCCAATTTAGCTCTCTCAAGTAACCGATTGAGGAGTCTATGACCCCCCGTGTAACATTGAAGAACCCGCCATGATCTGAAAGATAGTCCCTCATATCATCTACACGTTGATCAATACGACTACCAATCCCCGCCCAATCGATTCCACGGAGTGTCTCAATACCAGTAGAGACAAGTCCACGTGCAATGTTGACTATCTCATCATGATCGGAAAGGAATGTTTGAATTCGATCTACAACCACATCACGTTGTGTTGCTACCCAATCTCCGGCAGTGTCAATAAATCCCCGTACCGCATCAATACCGTGCCATACAAGGAAACCGGCAATCATTCCGAAGGGAGTATGAAGAATCTCTTGTACTACACTTGGAAGTTCAATTGAGGATATAGTTGAGTAAAACTTCTCGCTACTAAAAATCTTTCTAATGCTTGTCGTTGTACTTTTTATCCAATCTTGTACGGGGGGAGTTTGTATAAACTCAACAAGAGACTTTATTCCCCACCCAAGAAGATAGCCCGCAATCAAACCAAATGGGCCTCCAATAAGTCCAAGGCTAATACCAAGACCAAGATCAAGGTTATCCATGAGGATACTTCCCCAATCTGTAGTCTTCATGAAGTTAATGACCGATTCCTTCGTATCACTGATTGTTGTTTTTGTATCTTCAGAATTCATGAAGTCTGATATTGATTTAAGCCCATACGCAACAAACGAAGCGGCAATAAGGCCTACCGGACCAAGAAAAGCCACTTGTCTAAGCGGCTCTCGAATCCAATCGGGAACATGAGGAAGGTATCTAATAAGCGATATTGTCGCAGCGGTTAGAATGTTATTCTTTACTTCTTTAATTCTTTCTCCCCACTCACTTGCAGAAACAAAATTGATAATCGCTTGTGCGCCTAAACCAAGTATGAACCCCGCCACCAATCCAAGCGGGCCACCAAATGATCCGATGAGGGCACCAACACGAGGCCCAGGACCACTAATCGCTTCGGTGAGGACAGTGTTCCATCCGGTATCAGTGATGTAACTGGTAATACTTGTCTTGAGGTTACCTAAGCCTTCTGTGAGGGCATTGTCCTGATCAAAAAACTCCCATAGGACTTTACTCACCCCACCCAAAACGGCTCCAATGATAAATCCAACCGGGCCGAAAAGCGCAAGCCCTACTAAGCCGCCGGGAAGTGCGCCATCTGCAAAGTCACCAAGAATCCTTCCCCACCCCTCATCTTCAATGTAATCGGTTATGCTATCCTTTGCATTTTGAATCCATTGTGCAATCTTCTCTCCCCCAAAATATCCAAGAATCGCTCCACCTACCGCCCCAATGATACCGCCGATAATGAATCCAACAGGGCCGAACACGGCCATTCCAATTCCCGCACCCAATGCCCCCTTTGTAAGTGCATTCCGAAATGCGTTTTCCTTACCTTCTCCCGTACCACCAAGGGCTCCACCGATAGCCCCAATCCAACTTTCAACACCCCAATCCTCCGCTAACCTCCATCCCTCAATCGCTCCCTTCACCATATCCGCAATTCCAATGATGAGACTTCCAATACCAAGGGCATCTTTGAACATGCCGAACAGTTTTCCCCCACTAAAAAAATCCCCAAGTGTCTCAAAGATAGAAGTGAACTTGTTCTTTCCATCCTCACCGAGAAGGCGCTCTAGTGTCTTTGAGAGGAAGGTAGATCCGGGATCAATCTGTTTTATGGTTCGTTCATCAAGCGGGCCACGGAAGGCTTTACCAGTACCGAATAGGCCGGTACCCCGCTTAAAATTGACAAGGTTGGCAAGTCCTCTTCCAAAATCGATACCAAACACATCCTGAAAAGGCTGCATGAACATTGATATCGGGCCGAGGGCACTGTTTACGGTTTTTTCGATTGTAGTTTTTGTAACGGAGTTAAGACCATCAACCATCTTATCGGCGGTGTTATCGAGCTTTTCACCGAACTTGACAAATGAGGATTGAAGAGCCGGTATCAACCCGCGATATGATGATCCTTCTGTTTCATGCATCATCGGTATATCCGACATCTCCAATCCCCTCTTGCTACTTGTAGCGAGCCTTTTTCTGATTCGCCCTTTGTTGTTCCATCTGTGCTCTTTCCTGTTCTTGCTTCTTCTTATCGTAATCCTTCAATTGATCTAATCTCATACGTACGGTATGAAAGTACAACTTTAGAATCTCACTTTCTGGTATACCGAGCCTAAGTACCAAATGAAACAGTGTATCCTGAATCGTCCGGTACGTCATTGGTTGGTATAAAGTCCATAATTTGAAAAGAGCACCTCCTTGTTACGTTTTCTCCAGTGAATGGAGATCGCACCATCACCTCATGATCAATTCCAAACTTCAAGTCTTCAAGGGCTTTGTTTAGGGTAATCCAAACCTTACGATCAAAAGCGTGGTAAAACTGAATGCGCTCATTATTTGTAAACTCACTTTGTCGCTCTCCATCCTTATTCTCTATCCATTGAACAAGAAGCCCTTGACGAAGTTGAATCATATCGATTGCCCGCCGCCTTTCATAATCACGGTACTCTTCCATTCGATGAGGGGAGATTTCAAGTTCCGCTTTCGTTTGATCCCTTTGTACCCGTCGCTTTGTATCAAGAAATTCCATATCTTCATGATGATACTTGGCCTTTAGCGCCTCGGTGAGAATTCGGAAATCCCCAATGCGAGGAAGACGAAATCCGATACGTGATCCATCTGGAATACGAATGACAATAGGCTCACTAAAGTCTTCTTGAAGAGGGACAAGCTGAACGCTGTCAAGGGACAGATTGATTCGTGGAACTTCCTTTCCGTTTAGAAGATTATACTTCCGTTTTGCATCAATCACCCCATCCGCTTCGAGCTGATCTACTTCTTCTCGTGTCCAGGGGTAGGGATAATCATTGATTACGTGAGACCAATTCGTGTAGTAGAGGGTGAAGGCTACTTCTTCAAATTCATTCTCATGAAGGTCTTCAACCGATACTTCAGGGTCTTTGATACAGTTCTGAATCACTTGCATTAACTCATTTAGGAGTGTTTCCGGGTTTGATGTGGATAGCTTTAGTACGTCCTCCATTGTGTAGTCGGTAACGTGAAGTGTTCTCGGAGAAGAAAGCCGCCCTCCGGTAGAAAGCGTAATTTCGAGAGACTCAGGGGGAAAGTACGTGAGGGGTGCGGGTTCTGAATTCATCACCGTGTTGTCCGTTTGTGCCATGCCTGAAAAATCAATCATCGTGGTAGCTCCTTATCAAGTTTGACTAGTAAATGCAACGCATCTCTATGGTAATAGTAGTTGTGGGAATAAGAGTTGTATGAGGAGGTGGGTTAGAGGAAGGCGGCAGCAAGAGCGGTTGTAGCGGTTGAAGTTCGTACCTCTTGAAAGTCTGTGGAGAATATCCCACCAGCTAACAGATCAATAATCGTACCACTATAGACATGATTATAGTTGAAAGAGGCGGATACCGGCAAGTTTTCGCCCCCTCCATAGGATAGAGAAAATCCACCAGTTGAAGTGAGTTTCATATCCATGAATACAAAAATTTGTCCGGTTTTTAGGGCTCGTATTTCTTCAATCGCCTTCCCAACCGTAATATCACCGCATATCACTTCTGCCGCCCTTCCAGCCGCCCCCTGTTTCCGATAGAACACTACAATCCCAATCACAGTTTGGGAGGGGGCGTTTTTGAGTCTGTAATACTCCGTATTGACATTTGTCTGCATTATGCTTTTTAGAGTATTATAGACTGCAAACGTCTCGGTTTCCTTGAAGGTAACGGATAAGTCGTTTGATTGCTCTACGCTTCTCGGAAAGTACTTTCCAGTTGGTTTGTGAAACTCATTCGTTATGGTGGGGAGGGGGTTAAATGAGACATCCGATACAAGGTAGTGCATTGCATTCGATTGTAGAAAGTTCATTGCAATACTTCCCGCATACTGAGCCTCCACGATTGTAGAAGTCCGAGTTGGCACTCGAAATAGGTAGAACTCCCAGTTTAGTGATTCTTGGAAGTTCGCCCGATTGAGTACATTCAGATCAATTCTACTTGTTAGAAGTGACAACCTTTACTCCCCATCCATTGCTACGACGCCGCCCCAGAAGTACCGCCGGTATCCTCCGAACCATCAGTATCCGGGGTCTCAGAGAAGTTTCTGTCGATAGACATGAAGTTAAGCCCTACGGTAAACGTCACGGGGTCTCCACCACCCTGTGAGAATGAGAGGTCGCTTACGGAGGTACACCAAATGTTGTTGAACAGAACTATAAGACCATTGGAACTATCAATCGTTTTAATAGTGACTGTCAGGATATTTGCGGTCCAAGAAGTCACGGCTCCAATCGCACCGGTAGTTTCATTCTGAATCGCGTTCTTCCAGTTCACAAAAATCTTGTATAGATCATAGTTCTTGTCAGAGCGAATTGACAAACTCATTTCCCGAGAAGTTGTTATTTTTGGAGAAGGCCGATCAATAGTCCAAGCCCCCCAATCTACCGAGTACGTACTTGTTTCCGCCGATGGAATCGATAGGTCCGTTACACGATAACTGAGATGTGAGTTTAGGGCGTCAAGACTATTTATTGTCGTAGTACTAGTAAACAACGCACTTGGTGCAGATGCCCAAGTAAAGTCTACCTCATACAAGTTGTTTGGAGCATCTTCCCCAATAGTGCCATATAGATCGGATACTGTAGGCATTATGTTCCTCCTATCCTACTTTAGCTAAGTTGACTTAGCTTGACGAAGTTGAACTGAACGGACTCGCTGAACGGAGTCACTCGAACTTCAACTGTATATACAAATTCTCTTCGTGAAAGAACCGCCCCGGTATTATTTGAGGTGTCACATACTACCTTGTATGACGATAAAAGCCCCTTATCTACAATGCTTTGAAGGAACGATCCACCAAGAAGCGCCGCTTGTCTTCGATGAAGCTCATCGTTTAGCTTTGTGATCTGAGGAACAAGAATCTGTGTTTGAATATTTGCAATGATAACATCAAAGAGGCGACTATGCCCAATGTAGGAATCATCCGATATGAATCCAGGAGTTTTCGCCGTCTTTTGTGAGGTAATCATCACCCCAAAGTTTGGATCAAACACGAGGGGGTTGATGTTTACATCGTCTAGTGCTTCAAGTTCTGTTTGTGTAGGATCAAACTTCATTTCCAGTACACCAATACTACCAAGCTGCCCACCATGGTTTCCTTCATTGATCCATGAGGGGGCAAGCCCATTGAACACGTCAACCATCAACGCATGTCGTACCCCGATAGGACCAATAAGTGAAGTCCAAAACTTCTTTGTTCCATATTGCACCTTTGCCTGATTCCAATAATAAGCGATTCCCCTATTGTTCGAAGAGTATCCTGCCTTTGTTGAAATAGCAGCTGATGACCCTTCCGTAAGAGGAAGCGGCATTATATAAAATGATCGGGTTTGATAGGTGTTCCTCATAGTGTTGAAGATCGCGGGGATTGAAGAATCCGCCGTTGTATCCATAAAAATCGTTACCGGATACTTACGTGAACTCTGGAAGTATGCCCAAGCGGTTGTAAGAAGGGTACTCATACTGATGGACTTTGCACTTCCGGTAAAGTCAACTTCTGTAGAATCTACAAACTCGTTTGACGTATCTCCGGCTACTCCAGCTGTATCATTTACAATCACACCGATAAGATCATTTTCTGCAAACACATCCTCAATATAGATGTTTGAACCAAAGTCTCCGGTAGCGCCCTCTGTGATTGATACGGTATACTCATCATAAACTTCATACGCTCCATCACGAAGAATGTAAAGAATGATGTTGAAAGCATCCTTTAAGCTATTGTACGATACCGAAGTCCTCAAGAAATCACTTGTTGAAGGAATCTTTGAATAAAGTACAAAATACTGAGTAGAAGCCGAGAAAGTGAAAGCATCAATCGATGTTGGAGTAAGTCCACCCGAAGAGCTCTGTAAGCTAGATGTTGGAGAGGCACTGTAGTACCCCAAAGCTCCCGTAGACTCCACAACAATTGCACTCTGTGTATCCGATGTTGTATCAGAGGGAGTAACCGCCCAAAGCGGTGCATTCTGAATATACTGATACGCTTCCCATACATCCGGGTAACTTGTTGAAATCTCTCCAAAAAGATCAAACAACCGTTGATTCTGTCCGGGTGAAATTCGAATGGGCTCACGTGGACCCCGCGAGGAACGTACCACCATTCCACCAGTATTTCCAACATCGGGAAGTAGCGAAGCGGAACGATCAATTTCGTTTACGGTAATTCGATAACTCGTCGACATAGTGTTTCTCCTATTGCTCTAACCTAATAGTGCTTATCATTCCGAAAAGTATTCGGCGAGGGTAACATCATCCCCCTTCTTTGCTGTAAACGAAAACACAACGGTTTCCGGTACCACAATCTCCCCTCCATATTGAAGGCTCAAGGTTTCCATTTCAAAATTCAGTGCAATAGACTCAATCTTATTCTGTTCCAACCAATCCTTATCTGTATACTCTGGATTGTATGTTTCATCATACAAAATCCGTCCCTTCAGGGAAAGATCCGCTTGACTTTCTCCATCCTCACTACTAATAGTGATCGAAAAAGGAATAAATTTTTCTAGATGCGCTTCCCAAATCACCCGTTCATTCGCTATCATCGTGTCAAGGGGTTGATGAAACCATAGGGTAGATTCATAGGAGACAGTGACCGGAGAAACCTTTATCCGTCGGCCGATTTCTTCAATGGGGAACCCTGTATTGACAAGATAACTTCCCCACCCACGATCATCTTGTATCCCCTTCCGTATACCCGTCATTCGGTAATTCATGAATGGAAGAAGAGAATCACTCCAAGACTTTCCCCTTGCTCGCTTTCTCATGGATAGCGCATTCGAGGAATAGATGATACGAGAAAGGTCGCTCTCAAAGAGCATTTTTGCAAAGTGATTCTCAATTGCAATATCCATTGCATAGACTACATTGAGAAATGATGAACTGGAATAGTACCCAAAGCTCGGCATCTTTCGCCTTCTCCCCTACAGAACGCAATATTTAGAACAAACGGAGCCATTCCTTATTGTTCCTTGGCATTCCAAAGTAGCAATATCTTCGTAACATTTCATACGATTTATTACTCCTGAATTTCGATAATCTCATGAATCTCATCCACAAGTGAAAGGTCCAAGAGAAGAAGGTCTACAATTTCTCCCTTCTTCTTTCCATCTACTTCCTCATCGGTAAACCCTCTATCTCGGCACATCTCAAGTAGCTCCCCCTTCTTCATAGACTTCAACTCGGTACTTGTCTCCGGTATCATCTTCTCAATCACATAGGGTGGAACCGTTTCAATCTTCTTGCTTGTTGTCGTTACCCTCCCGAGTACAAGGGGGATCCCCTCAATACGATGTCGGCGAGTTTTCCGGGTAGCCTCATTCGCTACAAGTGAATACCGATACTTCATGTTAGAACAACCTCCACCCGATACCGATTCCAAGACGATAAGGGAAACCGCCGGATATCCAAATTCGAGCACGTTCATAGATATCGAGAAACACCGAAGCCCCAACAGAAGGGGATAACACGGGCAGTTGAGTGTCCACCCATCCACCAATGGATAAGGATAAAGGGAGTAGGGCGGTTTCCTCCCTATAACGTTCTTCTAGCTCCGCTACATGTTCCCGATATTGGATCACTTCCGTTTGGTATTCTGTAACTTCGGATACAAGGCGATCCACATGTTCAAGAAGTTGATCTACTTGAGTAAGGGCCTCCTCAAGATCGTACCGCTCTTCAAGATACAACTCCGCCATCTGAAGAAACCCTTCAATGGGGGTCATCGCTTCCGGTAGAACTACATCCCGTTCTCCCTGTGAAGTCTCAACCGTATAGGTCTCCCCGAATAAATTTCCTCCGAATAAGAGAAAAAAACTACCGATTAGGAAAAAACGTTGTATCCGCATAGCTATCTCGCTCCTCTTTCCTATCCCGAACGGCACTGATTGTAGACTGTGCTTCATCGGCCGCTTGTTTTGCATCCTCTACTGCCATATCCAATCGATCCTCCGATTCCTCTACTTTCCCCTCACTCTTTGCCAATGTAGAAACAATATCAGAAAACCTTTTTCGCCTCCCAGAAAGAAGAAGGACAAGGGATAAAACCCCACCAAGAAGAACATACCAGAATCGCTTTATGAAGTCTACTATCTTTTTCATCGCTGTACTCCCCACAAGTTTTCATCCCCATCGAGCATTGTATCATTGAGCTCATCCGTAAATATGGATAGTGTATACCCCTTTGGGGGGCGGAAGTCTTCAATGTTCTCCGGAAACCCGTAGCGATAGGAATCTGAACTTGGTTCAATTACTTTGCTTTTTGAAACACGAACCGCAAGGATATCGGACTCCTCCTCTCTCTCCCACCCAGATTGATGAATTGCTTTTCCCATCTTGTCAAGGGTAAAAAGAAGATCATCATGAAGGAATTCACCATCTTCACACATCCCCACGTAGAGCTTACCTTTCAGAGTTAGGATTCCACGCGCCCTCTTCCCTTCATCCCACTGAGCCATCTGATCGTTCTGAATAATATCCTTCAATTCACTCCCCGTTGGGTCTTGAAAGACGGCAATGTCAATCCGCTTTCCCATGATATTTCTCATCTTCTCATAGTCAAGAAATCTTTCCGGCATTCTCTGTGCTGATTCGGTAAAGACAGGGTAGCTCTGGAACATCTTATCAATCCTCTTGTCCCTATCTTGTTCTCGGAAAGAGTCTTCAGTAAGCGGTAGAATCATGTATCGCATTATATAATCTCCCTTGATCGTAGGCGCTTTGTCAGCATTGCCGCCATTTGGTTCTCGAAAAACGCAATGGAACGCATTAAGCCATACAGGTGCTTGTCAAGAAATGCATCATCCCCGTGTACCTTATCCCATCGCTGCGGTTCAATGTCCGTTGGATAGACGCTTCCATCTAGAATCGATAAGTTGTAATTCATTCCTTGCCAGTGGAAAGATGGACTCGTGGAGTACACTTGAATGTTTGATATGCTTAGAACCTCCTTGATGTCCTTACGTGTTATAGCCGCCTTTCCCGTATCTTGCGCTTCAAGCCATGAAAAGAAGTCTAAGACACGAATGTATATCTCATATCGTTTTTCAGGATTTGATGCAAGCCGATGGTTATCTTTCGGTTTCGTTCTCTTGAACTTGTGATCATCTCGATATATCGGTGTTGTAGCGCCGGTATGGAAGACAAATGTCACATAGTCCTTTACCGTATCGAGTATAACATCTACCAATTTGGCAAGTTTGTTTTCTGTACTTAGCGCCTTATTCCGTTCCTTCCGTGTCTTAGAAGTAAAGTCTGAAATTGATTGATCTGTGTTAAGATCAGAAAGTGTAACAAACTCCTGAAGCCGCCCACTAAACTTTGGTACAATCGGATGTTTTCGATTCTCCCCAAGTTCCCCATATCGGCCGGATAGATCAAATGTGAAAAACACTCCATCATCTGGGTCCCCATTCCAATCTTCAATGTGCATTGTCGGTGTATAGCGAGATCGATCTTGTTGAAAATCGGGGAAGTTTAGCATTAGGCCGATATAGGGAAGCGTCCGAATCTCTTGGTAGGTGATTAGTCTACTTGGCCACCTGCTATCAAAGTAAATAAAGTAGAATCGATATCGGGAGGAAATGTATCGGTGAATCAAAACGTTCGGATAGGCGTCTAATCCGAGACTTATCTTTAGCTGTGATCCGGTTGTCATGTTTCCCCCAAAGTGAAGGCGATTTCATTCTGAATCTCTTCCGGTAAACTTCCACGATATGGGGTTGCCGAAAACTTCCTCCATATAAGATGTGTTGTAACGGCCGCTACCGCATCACTTAGACGAAGGACCATCGGAATCTTCTCATCCTTCTCATCGTAAAGGAAATGTACAAGAAAGTCCCCAGTTTTTGGATCATCCTCCCACTTGAGAAACACGTCTATTGGAATTACATCAAAAAAGTCAATGTGCGTGTCCGTTTCATTATAGGCTGTAGATGGAATTTCACTTCCATCTGATAGATAGTTCGTCTCATGTTCTCGATATGAGTCAAGCGGCACTTCTACCGGATAAGAAATAACGGCCTCTACTGTTCTTGAACGAATGAACCGGTAGGACTCATTTCCATACTTGTCGGACTCAAAGCTATAGAGGTTACATGACGCCGTTCGCCCCAAGAATGAAATGCTCGTATCAAAGATTCGTCGTGACACCTTCGACATCGCTTTCGATAATTTGTCTTGAATGCTCATGCGTTAGACCCTCTATGCTAATAGTAGGACTTGAGACAAGAAAAGAAAAGCCGCTACATGACTTCATATAGCGGCAAGTGTAGACGATTTACGGCGACTCTCACATCCTATGTTGTCTTCGCATTGATCTCCTCCTATAGCATAACATAGTCACATATCTTATACATGTGACCTTGTTGCCCGACCTTCTATTGATAATGACTTCATCTCGCTCCGAATGTTGTATGACAGTGTAGAAAGTATATTGTCATACTTATTCAACAACTCACGAAGCCTCAATAGAAACTGTACACGCGCATCCAATTCTGTTAATCGATCTTGCCATTCCCTCCAAGCCGCTTGGTTTTCTGATCGAAGTTGTACCTCAAACTCTTTCACCGAAGGCTTGATTGATTTTGAGTTTGCATACTCATTCAAGACCGCCCGTTTTGCTTCTGTGAACTTCTCATCATACCACTGCTGATAGTCAAGTTCTAGTTGTGAATGTTCAATCTTCTGTCGTTGATACTCACTATTCAGTGATAGCGAAACATCATAGTAACTTGCAAGCGCCTTGTTTAAGGACGGAGTGTCTACTTCGTCTTCTCGAAGAAGTGACCCCATTTCCCTAAACTGCCCAATTGTTTTCTCTACAAATGCAATGTACCGCTCAACAACCCCTGTATTCATTGTGTCCCTTTTCCCGTTTATGACAAGTCTTCTGGACGTGATCCTACTAGATTCTCTTCATCATCGTCATCATCCCAAGATTCATCCTCCTCATCATCCCCCGATATCAATTGAGTAGCCGCTGTCACCGCCGCTCCTTCCCCAAGCTCTTCCCCTTTATACCGGTTTCTACTAAGCCTGTCAAGCCCTTCATCATCGTCTTCTTCGTCATCGTCCTCATCGTCTTCTGGTGGGCGAACATTTCCGATTGAGAAGTTGCCGGATGTCATCGCCTCCCGAAGAAAATCCCTTGCAGACAATTGACTTTCCAAGAAGATCGTTGGATCAATCACCTTTGCTTCGCTCATCCCAACCATGTTCTTTAGCACTCCCATGGTATACCTATATTCCTTCTTACTGAATTCAGAAACGGGAACACCGAACTCTTCGGATGCAATCTGTTTCGCTTCCTTCCAAAGGCGCTCCACTTCTTCAATCGGCTTTCCGGTTTCCTTTGTTAGTTTCGTTACGTATGGTGATGGCATTCTATCCTCCTTCAATTTTCTCTATCAGTTGTACACCACTTGGTATTCGCTCCATACTTACAAGTGGCCTCATAACTTTTTGGGATAAGAAGAATCCAATCCTTATCCTCATAGACCAACTTCAGTAGCACGCTCTATATCTCTACCTTTTTCTCTTCTGAATCCAACAAATCTTGTACAATTATCATATCCTCACGAAAGTGAAGAAAGGTATAGCTCTTGTTTTTTCGAACATACTGCAAGAGATTCTGAAGGTGGCCAACTTCTTGATACCTAGAGAATAACTTTTTTTGTTGGGCTATTTGATAAGTCTTGAATCTCTCTTTAACCGTATCGTTCTCCCTTCCAAACAGTATCTCTTCCTCCCATTGTTCAAATGGACGGAACGACATTTCTGTCCAAAGATTTCTTGTATGAAGATACAACTCAATCACTACTCGTGCATACTTTTGATTGATTTTCACTAGCTTGTTGAATGTGTCCTCATCCATCTCATTTTCATAATACGAGTACTTTGCCCCCTCAAACAGCGGCTTTCTATAACGGCGGATGATGTACCGCTCCTTGTAAGGGGAAGAAGCAATCTCTTTGATATTCTTCAGATTGTGTTTCCAAACCCAGATGATTCTATCCGATCCCATAGCAATCTCTTGGGCTATCATCTTGTACGGCTCGGAACGATGACTGCGGGGTGGAACCTTGTCATCGGAGGCTTTAAGTCTCCTCAAGAAAAGGGCAAATGCTGATTGTGAACCACGAAATACAAAACTACCTCCGCCCTTCCAATTCATCGCCCAATTGTTCCCGTCATTGAAAACTTCGACTTGTACAAGCTCTCGGCTTTCTTGAATTAGATAACGCATTATGTTACCGCCAAAAGTAGAAGATCAAGCGTGCTTGGAGAAACGCTTCGCAGAATGTGAACCGCAACCCAAGGCTTCCATTCATCATACGAAAGCTGTAGCGCCTTCTCCAAATCCCTCCCACCCAAACTCATGAGATCAGAGATTTCTCTCCTCATAAGATCATCCGCCGTATCGGGGTCTATCTTTTGTTCTAGAATGTCCCATATCTGTTCCAGAAGTCCATCCTCAAACATTGACACCACACGAAACTCATGCAGTGTCCCGATCGCCTCTTCTCGAATAGAAGGCCGACTGTGTGAAAACACAAACTGAAGAACACGTATCGGATCAATTCCAAGTTGACGCTTCACTTCATCCCGTGTAATGTTGAAAGGCGTGTTCCGCATTTTGGAAAGTCGATCTACAATTACACTTTGTATCTCTTCGTGTACGACAATTCGTTTCATATCTCTCCGCTCCCTTCAAGATCATTTTGAACCGGTAGGGTGACGATTGACGTATACCCTGACCATTCATCATAGGCTCGACTTATCCACCCTTGAATCTGCCAATTACCAGGTTCCGTAATGTCTCCCGACTGTATTCGATATACAATCGAGTTGTTTCCGTCTACCGCCCCAACCCAATATCCAAATACATTGGAGGGAGTTCGATAGTAAATCCGAACCGTATCAGAAGAGGAAATTGTGTTATTCCGAAGACGAAGGCGTATTGTCGTCCCAATGTCGTTTATGAACAATTCCTACTCCTCGATATCTACATATCGATCAATAGATTCCAAAATACCAACTCCCCGCGTATGGTCCTCTTCTATATCCACAACCTCATCTATCGATTCTTGAATAAACACATCAAAATCGTAATCACTCATTATTGACACCTTCTACGATCTTCTCAAACTTCCGCAATAGCTCACCACTAATAGTGACATCCTCAATCGAAAGTGTTTCGTCTATACCAAGTGTAAGGGGGCCATCTTCCCCTTCAATCGTCCCATCATGCTCCAAGAGAATCGTCCCCTCTTCTCCGGTATCGCGGCAAATTTCCGCCGTCCATATCCGATGTTCTGGGTAGAATAAAAGAGAAACGCTCTCACTTATCTCAAACGCATAGCAATCTACATCTTCCAATACAATCTTGTCGTCAAATCCCTGTTCCATCGCTATTCCTCTCTTCCTCTCGATAGATGATTCTTGTTCGAGATTTTATGTACTCCCGAAAAAGTCTTGAGGTAATCACCCCCTGACGAATCCAATTATATACGACATTCTCTTCCTTGTCAAGCGTTCCAGACAACTTTTGGTTCAATTCTTGGAGTGTTCGCACACTTCCTCCTAAATTCGCCCTTTCAATATCCCTCTTCGCATGAGATAGCGGATGACACCGATTTCGTGTTTCGTGAGAAACTGAATCATCTTGGGATTCCGAATCAATGGCGGGCCGTTTGTGTAGTCCTGACCATAAAGAACCCCCGCTTGTTTTCGTATCCACGATAATCGGAAAAAGTGATCACCATTGATTCCCCGTTCTACATTTTTACTTTCAATAATCGTTCCTCTTTTGTCACGAGAGGGGCGGGCCGCCTTTGTAAAATCCCAAAGTCTTCCAAGGCCGGTACGAATCTTGAATCGAGTATCATCGATTGATAGCTTGTCCATCTGAATCGTAACCTCATACTCATGTTTTGTTGTTCTCTGGTACCGATGTCGTCTACCCCGTCTATCATGAGTAACGTAGTACGGCCAATACTGTGGCCAAGATCGTGATCGAATTCGATACGTAGTTCTTCCCGTTCCCGGTTCTCCTCCCCCATACACCGTCACCCGCTCTATCCGAATCACGTGAACCGAATCCCTTGCTCGATACTCAAAGCGATTTGGAAAAAAACGCTTCGTATTCTGAATTAGAGTACGAAGCGTTAGGGGGATCGTATTTCGGATTGAACGGGGCATTATCTATCCTATGCAAGTTCCGACATCACAACCGTCTTCCAATAAGGAGATTCCTTTGTCAATACATAGAGGGATAAGGCCTTTTTGAACAATCGAATTGAGAGTGTGCGCTTTAGAAGCCCATTTCTGTTTTGTGTTCGGAGGAACTCAAGCATCGCCTTCTGATCAATCTCATTCGCAAGCGCTACTCCAGACCCCTTATCCTCAAGGAACATTCCACTAATTGTTGTAAAAATCTCACGTGCTTCGGGAACATGGGAAGGAGCGATCTTCAATACGTTCGTTTCAATGATCTTCAACACATCCTCATTGGAATAGATCATCTTTAGAGTTGAACAACGATCTTGAAGGGCTTGAGGAACCGACTCATAGTTAGTGATGAATACCACCTTTGAGTTAAAGTGAAAGTCATTCGCGCTTTCTTCAGAAACCGGATTCTCAATCTCATTCTCAACAACCTCTTCTGTAGCCTCCGCTTCGCTTTGCTTCTTCTCTGCATTGTTTTAAAACTTCTAAAAATTCATTATCTTTAACATCCTTTAAAAATAAAGGGTTTAAATTATTATGAATTTCTTTAATCTCTTTTAATAAATCCACTTCAAAATAATTATTACCTTTTGCTTTGTTTTTGTTTGAAT